CTCTACTCAAGCTTTAATCCGATTTAGGCAAGGTGGTTTCATTCGATTGCCTAGCGACGAACCAGATGAACCGCAGTATTTTAAATCCAAGCGTAATGCGGGGTATTACTAATGTTAAACAATTATTATTGGTTGTTTGACAGTGTGTTGGATAAAGATTTTTGCAATTATGTAGTTAAGTCTACAGATTGGAATAGTACAGAATTGGCAAAGGTTGGGCAAGAAGGCGTAAATGAAGCAAAAAGGATTACCAAAATTGTATGGCAAGAAATCGGTAAACCAATTGGATGTGTAGCACAGCATTATGTTTGCACAGCAAATATGTTAGCAAAATGGAATTATGGTTTGACAAATTTTGAAGATGTTCAAATGAGTAAATATATGGACCAAGGACACTACGACTGGCATATGGATACGTTTGAGCCACAAAATGGAACACAAAGAAAGTTGTCTTGCAGCATTTTATTAAACGACCCAGCAGAATTTGAAGGCGGAAAGTTTGAATTTAATATTGATAATTCAAAAGAAATAGATTTAAAACAAGGCAGTATTTTGGTGTTTCCATCATTTTTAAAACATCGGGTTACTCCAGTTACAAGCGGTACTCGATATTCAGCAGTTATTTGGGCGTATGGACCCACATTTAGATAAGGATTTAGTATGGCAATTGATAAAGCTCTCTACCAAGCACCCGAAGGCATTGATGCTTTGGCAGCCAAAGAAGTACCACTCGAGATTGAGGTGGTAAATCCAGAGGAAGTCACCATTGGAATGGATGGATTAGAGATTACTTTAACGCCAGACACTGAAAAAACAGATGATTTCTATGCTAACTTGGCAGAAGAAATTGATGACCGCGCCCTTGCAAGCATAGCCAGTGAGCTATTAGAAGGTTTTGAGGGCGATATTGCCTCCAGAAAAGACTGGATTCAAACTTATGTGGACGGTTTAGAGCTATTAGGCTTAAAGATTGAGGAAAGAAGTGAGCCATGGGAAGGTGCTTGCGGTGTTTACCACCCATTACTATCCGAAGCTTTGGTGAAATTCCAAGCAGAAACCATGATGTCTATTTTCCCAGCGTCTGGTCCAGTCAAAACCCTAGTTATTGGCAAGGAAACTCCAGAGAAAAAAGCTGCGGCAGAGCGTGTTCAAGAAGATATGAACTACGAACTGACCGAAGTCATGCAAGAATACCGCCCAGAAACAGAAAGAATGCTGTGGGGCTTGGGTTTAGCAGGTAATGCGTTCAAAAAAGTCTATGAAGATGCACAATTAGGACGCCAAGTCTCTATGTACGTCCCAGCAGAAGACATGGTTGTGCCTTATGGTGCCTCTAGCCTAGAGTCTGCTGACCGTGTAACCCACGTCATGCGCAAAACTGAGAATGAAATGCGGGCATTACAGGTTTCAGGGTTCTATCGTGACATAGATTTGGGCGAACCAGTCAATGTACTGGATGAAGTAGAGAAAAAGATTGCAGAAAAGCTAGGATTTAGAGCTACTTCTGATGACCGTTTCAAAGTTTTAGAGATGCACGTCAACCTAGACCTAGAAGGTTACGAGCATACAGACGAAAACGGAGAGCCAACAGGAATTGCCCTACCTTACATTGTCACCATTGAAAAAGGCAGCAACACCGTCTTATCAATTCGCAGAAATTGGGAACAAAATGACAAAAAACATCAAAAACAGCAACACTTCGTACACTATGGGTATATTCCCGGTTTTGGCTTTTACTGTTTTGGTCTTATCCATCTTATCGGTGCTTATGCTAAATCTGGTACTTCCCTTATCCGCCAACTTGTTGACGCAGGCTCCCTCGCAAACTTGCCGGGTGGCTTTAAGACCCGTGGCTTGCGTGTTAAAGGAGACGACACACCGATAGCACCGGGCGAATTCCGCGATGTGGATGTGCCGTCTGGAGTGATGCGTGACAACATCATGCCGCTTCCATACAAAGAGCCAAGCCAAGTATTGATGGCTTTGTTAAATCAAATCGTTGAGGAAGGACGTCGCTTCGCAAACACAGCAGACTTACAAATCTCAGATATGTCGGCAGCCGCACCTGTCGGAACTACTCTGGCTATCTTGGAACGTACACTTAAGGTTATGTCCGCAGTACAAGCTCGTATCCACTACAGCTTAAAACAAGAACTGAAGTTACTCAAAAAGATTATTGCGGACAATGCTCCTGCAGAATACGACTATGAGCCAGAAGAAGGCAGTCGTAAAGCCCGCAAATCTGATTATCACAACGTAGATGTCATTCCGGTATCTGACCCTAACGCCTCTACCATGGCGCAAAAGATTGTCCAGTATCAGGCGGTAATGCAGTTGGCTGCCCAGTCGCCAAACCTGTTTAATATGCCTTTACTATATCGTCAGATGCTCGATGTATTGAGTATTAAGAATGCCCATAAGCTCATTCCACTACCTGAGGATATGAGACCAAAAGACCCTGTAACAGAAAATCAGGATATCTTGATGATGAAGCCCGCCAAGGCTTTCCAGTATCAAGACCACACCGCCCATATCACAGTCCATATGGCGGCTATGAAAGACCCGAAAATTATTCAGTTGTTACAAGGTAACCCTATGGCGCAGGCTTTGCAGTCAGCAATGATGGCGCATATTAACGAACACCTTGGATTCCAATATCGTGTTGAGATTGAAAAACAACTCGGTATGTCCTTGCCAGCCCAACAAGATGAGTCTGGTGATGATGTCCATATGGACCCAGAAGTCGAAGCCCGCCTAGCACCATTATTGGCACAGGCTTCCCAACGATTGCTCCAACAGAATATGGCGCAAGCTGCACAGCAACAAGCCCAGCAGCAAGCCCAAGACCCGTTGGTTCAAATGCAACAACAAGAGTTGCAGATTAAACAGGCAGAGCAACAACGCAAAGCCCAAAAAGACCAGACAGATGCCAATCTTAAGATGGAGCAGATTAAGGTCGAGCGTGCCCGCATTGCTGCACAAACAGCCATGGAAGCAGCTAAATCACAGTCCCAAAGAGAATCTGCTGAAACAGTAGAAAAGATGAAGATGGGAATTGATATGGTGAAACATATCTCTGAAAAAGGCAAAGCACATGAGTTACAGAACAAACAACTGTTGACTAATGTTGCGCTGCACAAAGATAAACAAATGAACGAAGCAATGAAGGAACCAACACAGAAAGGTGAGTAATGGACGCGTTTGAAGTGCTAATAGACGAACTAGATAGCAAAGTAGCGCAGTTAAAAGAATGGATATCAGGCGGTAATTCACAGGATTTTGCCAGTTATCAAAAAGTTTGTGGTGAGATAAGAGGTCTTCTCACAGCAAGGCAGTACGCATTAGACCTCAAATTAAGAATGGAGCATTCCGACGATGAATGACTTAGATTTAAATAAAGCAGTAGATTTATCAGCAGTACTCGACAAGAGCCAGCAAGAAAAAGCCAGTCAATTACCAAAACCCCAAGGATATCGCATACTATGCGCCATTCCAGAGGCGGAAAAAGAATTTGACAGCGGCATAGCCAAAGCAGACGTCACCCTTAAAAATGACGAAGTTCTCACAACAGTCCTATTTGTAGTATCCCTAGGACCTGATTGTTACGCAGATAAAGAGCGTTTTCCCACCGGACCTTGGTGCAAACAAGGGGATTTTATCCTTGTACGCCCCAATGCTGGAACACGCCTAGTAATCCATGGCAGAGAATTCAGGCTCGTAAATGATGATAGTGTCGAGGCAATTGTGGACGACCCACGCGGAATTTCCCGCAAATTTATATAAGGAGCCGACAATGGCTGAATTACAGCAAGAAAAATATCAGTTCCCTGATGAAATGGAGGCTACAAAAGTCAACATTGAAACAGAAGCTACTGATTTTGAAGTAGAAATTGAAGACGATACACCCGAAGAGGACCGTAATCGAATTCCAGCAAATCCAGAAACGGTCAAAAAACTTGAAGTTGAAGTTAATGAATTAGACCAATACAGCGAGGATGCTAAGAAAAAAATCATTACCATGAAGCGCATTTGGAACGACGAGCGCCGTCGTGCTGAAGCCGCTGAACGGGAACGTGAGGCAGCAATTTCCGCTACCAAAAAGCTATTGGAAGAGAATAAGCGTATCAAACAAATGCTCACAACAGGTGAACAAGAGTATGTTAGCGCAGTAAAGAACTCTTCTGAAATGCAATTGGAGATGGCGAAAAAAGCCTACAAAGAAGCATACGACATGGGAGACTCTGAAAAGTTAGCAGAAGCTCAACAAGCCATGGTAAAAGCAAGCCTAAATCTTGATAAAGCAAATAATTTTAAATTACCTACTTTACAAGAAGAAAATTATGATGTAAAAATACAACATAACCCAGTAACTCCACCACCTGATGATAGGGTAATGGAGTGGCAAGCTGACAATCCTTGGTTTGGTCAAGACGAAGAAATGACCGCAGCAGCGTTAGGGCTACACGAAAAGCTCAAGCGCCAAGGAGTAAAGATTGGGTCTGAAGAGTATTACTCTGCATTGGACAAAACAATGCGGAAACGTTTTCCAGAGAATTTTGAGGAAACGGAAGTTGAAGCAGAGCCAAAGGACGAGCCTAAGGCGAAGCCGAAATCTATTGTTGCTCCGGCTACAAGGTCGACTGCCCCTAAAAAGGTAAAGCTAACTACCACGCAAGTAGCTTTAGCGAAAAAATTGGGATTAACCCCAGAGCAATATGTCCGTGAACTTTTAAAATTGGAGAACTAAAATGGCAACAAAAGCGCCTAGAGAAGTAGAAAACCGTGAATTCAGTGAGCGTCCAAAAACTTGGGCACCACCGGAGTTACTACCAGAACCTGACAAACAGGCTGGATTTGAGTACAGATGGATTCGAGTATCAATGCTCAACCAAGCTGACCCAAGAAATCTTTCATCTAAGATGAGAGAAGGATGGGAACCAGTGATGGCGGAAGAGCAACCGAAGTACAAGTTGTTAGCTAGTCGAGATGGTCAGTTTAAAGACAATATTGAGATTGGTGGTTTATTACTCTGCAAACGTCCTGAAGAGTTTGGTCAACAGCAAGCTGCATATTATGCTCAAATGACACAACAACAGGCGGAGGCAGTTGATAACAATTTAATGCGCCAGAGCGATGCTCGTATGCCTATCTTTAAAGAAGGTAAGTCTACGACTAGCAAAGGTACGAAAAATTAATTTTAGGAGATTTAAATGGCATATCCAACCGTCCCCGGTCCTTATGGATTTAAGCCTGTAAATCTTATTGGTGGTCAAGTTTTCTCTGGTTCGACTCGTCAGATTCCTATCCAGTATAACTTTGGCA